CTCCGGCGGATCCCCCCCCCGGGGCCTCGAAACGGCCCGGATCGGGCCGTGATCGGCCGGCGATGAGGTGAGCGCCACGAAGATCGGCCGAATCGAACGGGGACTGAACCGCGAACTGGCCGCGGTGCCCGGTGAGGGGATCGGTGCCGGCGGGAGGGCGCACCTTCGGGCCATGGCCCGGGCCCTCGACGTGGCCGAAGCCGGAGCGGACACCGATGCCAGCGCGAAAGTGGGGCGGGTGTACCTCGAGGTACGCCGCGCCTACGGCCTGGCCGGCGGGGAGGTGAAGCCACTTGATCCGTTCGCGGCCTTCGTGGCCGGATTGTCCGCCCCCAGCCTGGGCGACACCGCGAACACCTAGCCGCCCCACCTACGGCCCCGCCGTGGCCGCCATGGCCGAAGCGCTCGGCTGGCCGCTGATGCCCTGGCAGCGGATCGCGGCCGATGTGGCCCACGAAGTGGATCCGGCCACCGGCCTTTTTGTGTACTCGAGCGTGGGCCTCACCGTGCCCCGCCAGGCGGGGAAGACCACACTCACCGGCGCCACCATGGAGCACCGCACGGTGTACCGCCCGCGCTCGCGGGTTTGGTACACGTCCAACACCCGCGAGAACGCGCGGGACTGGTTGCTCAATGAGCACCTCCCCGGGGTGCAACTCTCCCCGCTCGAGCCCTACGCCCATTCCCGCCGGGCCCAGGGATCCGAAGGGATCGACTACCCGCACGGATCCATGCTCCGGATCTTCGCTCCGCTCCCCGCCGCGCTGCACTCCAAACAATCGGACCTGGTGGTGGCGGATGAAGCCTGGGCCCACGATCTCGAGCGGGGCCGCCAACTCGATCAGGCCATCGTGCCGACTCAGGCCACGCGCCCGGGGGCCCAGGTGTGGAAGGTGAGCACCGCCGGCGATGAAAGTTCACTGTGGCTCTGGGAGATGGTGACGAAGGGCCGCGCCGCGGTGGAAGCGGGCCGACGAACAGGTGTTTGCTACTTTGAATGGTCCTGCCCCGATGAGCTGGATCCTTGCGCGGCCGCTTCGTGGGAGCACTTCCACCCCGCCTTCGGCATCACCATCGGCGTGGCACAGATGCGCTCGGCCCTCGAGGAACTTGGGCCCGCCGGCTTCGCCCGGGCCTACGGGAACCGCTGGCCCGAAGGGATGGGCGCGGCCGCGAGCCCACCGAAGATCCCGCCGGGGCGCTGGGCCGCCGTCCAGGTGCGCCCGATCTCGGCCGTTCCGGCCGGTGTCACCGTGGCGCTCGGCTTTGACACCGACCGTGACCGCTCGAGCGGGGCGGTGGCGGTGGCCTGGCGCGACCGTGGCCGGCTTCGCTGTGAGCTGGTGGAGGTGCGCCCCGGCACCGGGTGGATGGCCGAACGCCTGGCGGATCTCTCGAGCCGCTACGCCCCGGTGGGGATCGGCTACCCCGCCGACTCGCCCGCCCTCGATATCGCGGACACCCTGGCCACCACCGGGGCGCCCACCCTCTCGATCCGGGGACGTGACTGGCCCGCCGCGTGCGCCGGCTGGCTGGCCGCCATCAATGAGCGCCGGATCCTGGTGGGTGAGCACCCCGCCCTGGGCGCCGCGGCGGAGGTGGCGCCCGGGCGTGACTCCGGCGATGGTGGGTGGGCCTGGGCCCGCCGGGGCGCCCGGGCCTCGATCGCGCCGGTGGTGGCCGCCACGGCCGCCTGTTGGGCCCTCGAGCACCCCGCCACGGCGGAGGTGGCGTCCTGGTCCGCCTTCTAGCGTCCCTTCCCCGCTCGAGGTGGTGCGCCTACGCTTAGGCCCTGGTGCCGCTTCCCTGGAAACGCCAGAAGCCCACCAGCACCCCGCTCGGTGGCGCTGGGGGCTCCGCGCTGGGAGGGGTGGGCGGGGCCGCCCCGGGGATCACCGGCGACGTGGAGGGCTTCCTGGACCTGTGGCGCCGGCGCTCCGAGCAAAGCGCCATCGACGGAGGGACATGGTTTGGTGGGGCGGGCGGTACACCGTGGGTGTCCGAATGGCAAGCGCGCCAGGTGCCGGCCCTCACCGCCGGGATGCGCCTGATCTCAGGGGTGGTGATGCAGCTCCCCCTCCGCCAGAAGCGTGGGGACACCATCGTGGATCCGCCGGCCACCATCATCGAGAACCCATCCCCGGGCCCCAATCGGACCACGGCCGATTTTGTGGATGAGTACACCTCCGATGTGCTGCTCTACGGGAACCACGTTTCACTGATCGGCCCGGTGGACTCCACCGGCTGGCCCACCATGCTGATCCCCCTGGATGTGACCCAGGTGTCCGTGGCCCGGGATCCGGCCACCTGGCAACCGATCTACGCCCTCGAGGGGATCGAAGAACCCCTACCGGCTGACCGCGTGTTCCACGTGGCCATCGACAAGCGCTCCGGCGAACTCTCCGGGCGCGGGGTGCTCCCCACCCTCGCCGGCGCCATCCACGCCGCCCTGGCCGCCGACTCCTACGCGGGGCGCTATTTCGATGAGTCGGCCGTGCCCTCCGGTGTCATCACCGACACGCGGCCCAATCTCACCCAGGACCAGGCCACGGAGCTGAAATCAAAGTGGATGCAAGCGGTGAGCGGGACCAGGGCGCCGGTGGTGATCCCCGGATCCACCACCTTCACCCCGCTGGCCACCGACGCCGACAAAGCGCAACTAGTCCAGGCCCGCCAGTGGGACGCCACCATGGTGGCCATGATCCTGGGCGTGCCGCCCTTCCTGCTCGGGATCGAAACCCAGCGCCACACCTACACGAACGCGGAGAACGAATTCGGCCGCTTCGTATCCACCACGATCCTCCGCCTACTCCGCCCGCTCGAGCAACAGATTTCCCTTCAATGTCTCCCCCGTGGCAACTCCGCCGAATTCTGGACCGGCGCCCTACTCCGGGCCGACACCTCCACGCGGGCCGCCGCCGCCGTGCAGCTCTACGGGGCGGAGATCATCGACCTGGGCGAAGCGCGCACGCTGGCCGGCTTCCCCGCCGAGGGCGGGCCGACCGAATCCGCGGCCGGCGCCGCTGCACCCTCTCCGGTGCCGGCCGCGGTGCCGGTCCCGCCACCGGCGGCCGGCGCCGCGAGCTCCAACCTGTCCCTAGTGGAGGTGTGACCCTGGAAATGGCCCTAGAACGTATGTTCGCGTCACCGCTGCACCTTCGGGATGGGGAAGCCGCCGGGGAAGGCGACGGGCGCACCCTCGAGGGCCTAGCCATCCCCTTCGATATTGAAATTGATGTGACGGACGATGGGCTGGATTTCTACACCGAAGTCTTCCGCCGGGGTGCCTTCGCAAAGACCATCACCGACCGGAGCCGCCCGGTGCCGCTGCTCGACCACCACCAGCGCCGCACTACCCGCGCGAATCTCGGGCGCGCCACCTCCCTGGTGGAAACCGATGAGGGATTGCAGGTCGAATTCCACCTCACCGAAGGGGTGCAAGCTGCGGACGAGGTGCTGGCCCTGGTGCGCGATGAAGCGATCGGTGGCCTGTCTATCGGCTTCGATCCGATTCAACACCGCGAGGTGAGGGCCCGGGACCGCGCTCCGGGCGCCGTGTGGGATCTAATCGAACGTTCCGAGGTGGCGCTCCGCGAAGTCTCGATCTGCAATTATTCCGCCTACCCCGGCGCCCGCATCACCGCGGTGCGCGACACTTCCGGCGGCCGGCCCGTGGCCACCCTGGTGGCCGAACGGGGGCAACTCAAAGAGACTGCCGCGGTGGAGGTGGACCGCTGGAATCGGATAGTCCGGCGAATCCACTGATGGCCGATGCCGCCATAGAAGTGCACCGCGTGCCGCCCGGTGACGATGGCGTGGGCGCCATGATCTGCACCACCTGTGGGCACCGCTGGCCCACCACGCCCGACGAGGACCGGCTACTGGCCGCCATCTTCGAGCACCAGGCCACCCACCGCGCTCGCCGGGGCGCCGCGCCATCATCCGTGGATCCGCCCATATCCACGCGGTAGCCTTCGCGCTGTTGGGCCGGCCGCCTAGCCGGAGCCGCTCGAGGGGAAACCTCCGGGCCTGCCACCACTAGGGCCACGTGAGCCACCCAGGGATAACGAAACCTCGAACCCTGGAAGGACTCACAATGGCAATTTCCCTGGTGGATGTGCTCAGGCAATCCATAGATGAGCTTCACGGCCGCATGAACGCGATTGAAGCGGGCGCGGTGGCCGATCAGCGCGACACCCTCAGCGACGTGGAGCAGACCACGTGGGACGAACTCCGCACCGAGGTGGAAGCGAAGACCGGCCGGCTGGAATTGCTGGTGGGCCGCGGCGAACTCGACGCCCGGGCCGGTGAGCTGGTGGCCCGGATCCGCGGCGGAGCGCCCACCCCCGACGCCGACACCCTGGGCGCCGGATCCGCCGGCGGGGCCTTCCCCTACCGGAGCCCCGGCGATTACGTGCTCGGCTACATGAGAAGCCGCCACGGCGACACGGCCGAATCCGCCCGCTTCACCCGGGCCCTGGCCGATGTGGTGAGTTCGGGAACTCCGGGCCTGGTGCCCCCACAGGTCACCGGCGACATTCTCGGCCTGTGGCTGGCCCAGCGCCCCGCCGTGGACGCCATGACGAAGCCGGACCTTCCCCCGGTGGGGATGGAGGTGCAGCGCCCCCACATCGGCCAACACACCGACGTGGGCCCGCACACCGAGAAGGGCCCGGTGGCCTCTCAAGCCTTCACCCTCGATCTCACGAAGATCCCGCTGCACTCCTACGCCGGCGGGGTGGATGTGTCCTGGGAGCTGGCCAACCGCTCGAGCCCTGCCGCGCTGGACGTGGTGTTCCAGGATCTGGTGCGCGTGTACGCGCGCAAGTCCGATGAGGGCGCCTGGGGCGGGGTGGCGGCCAACATCACCGCGTCCGTGGCCTGGGACGGCACGGCCGCCACGCTCGGCGCTGCGATCGCGGAAGCCGCGGTACTGATCGCGGAGAACTCGGAGGAATCCGTCTGGCCTGATACGGCCTGGCTGGGCACCGCCGCCTACGGGGCCCTGGCCGGCCTGGTGGACGGATCCGGGCGCCCGCTGTTCCCCTATATCAACGCGCAGAATGCCTATGGCACGGCCGATGGGGCTGGGAACCTGCCCACGATCATGGGACTCCGTACCGTGGTGGATACGCAGATCGACCCCACCACCTTCGTGGTCGGCAACTCCGAGGAAGTGGAGTTCTACGAAACCCCCGGCGCCCCGGTGCAGCTCTCCGTCGTGGACGTGGGGGTGGCCGGCTACAACGTGGGCGTGATCGGCATGTGGGCGTGTGCCGCCGTGGATCCGGGCGCCTTCGCGAAGGTCGGGCCCATCACCGGCGCCACCCGCTCGAGTGGGAACGGCCGTAAGAACGGCAACGGCGGGAGCTGATCCCCTGATGGCCCTACCG